AGATCTCGATTATCTCCAGGAAACCGACGGCACGAAACATCAACGATCTTTGGAAGCCCAGGATCGTAAGGATGCCAATGCGGTGGTACTGGAAAGTATTAAATCTGCGCAAAAACAAAGTGGCAATTCTGCCCTGTAATAGCTCTGCCCGACAATAGGGCACGAGGACACAAAGGAGCACCACCATGAGCAACGCCCAAGACCTGGAAGCCATTGACCTGCAGATCGAAGACGCCAAGAAGAAGGTGGCTCGCAAGGACGCCATGCGCCGGCTGCAGCAGAATGCGGACTTCAAGGAGTTAATCGAGAAAGGCTTTCTGGAGCAGCACGCCATCCGTCAGGTGCTGTTGAAAGCCCATCCCGGTATGCAGGCCGAGAATGTGCAGAAGATGCTGGATCAGCAGATCATTGCGATCGGCGGTTTTAAACAGTTCCTGGTGAATGTGATTGCCGAAGGTCACAACGCTGAAGCAGCCCTGCAGGCGGACGAAGCCACCCGGGAAGAACTGTTGAGCGAGGATCTCTCTAATGGCTGATCCAATCAAGGATACCAGTGCCCTGGAAATGTCTGACGAAGACTTTATGAAAGAGCAGCTTCCGCTCTTTGATGCGCCTGCGTCTGTGGATGATACCGATCATAACGAAAAAGACGACGAAGGTGATACGGGGGATAAAGAGATCGCCTCTGATCCCGTTGTTGCAGAAGTTTCTCCGGTTGTTGATCCGGTAGTAGACAAATCTGTTGAAGAGGTAACGCCGGAAACGGTTACCGATCCGGCCCCAGTAAAAGAGGAAGAAATTAAGCTGGCCGAAGGGTTGACCGATACGCAGTATGCGGATATCGGCCGGCAGGTTATGGCCGAGTTTAAAGCCAATGGTTCGACCATGCAGGTTAAGTCGGTGGATGACGCTTTGCAGCTTATGCAGATGGGCGCCAACTACCACAAGAAGATGACGGGTTTAAAGCCATCTTTAAAAACCTTGAAGTTATTGCAGAATAATGATCTACTCGATCCCGAAAAATTGAACTATCTTATCGACCTGAGTCAGAAGAAGCCCGAGGCGATCAAGCAACTGTTGAAAGACAGTAAGATAGATCCTCTGACCCTTGACCTGGAAGAAGAGCTGAATTACGTTCCTGCGAAACGCTCAGTCAGCGACAAAGAGATGATGCTGGAAGAAGTACTGAATACAATCAGTAGCTCACCTTCCTACGAACGTACTCTTAGCGTACTGAGTGATGAATGGGACGATGCCAGTCGTAAATCCCTATCCGATGATCCACAGATCATCGGCGTCATCAACACTCACATGGAGAACGGGATTTTCGATCAGGTAGTAAACACGGTTGCTTATGAACGGAGTTTGGGTAAGTTCGTCGGAGTCAGCGAACTGGAAGCGTACCAGCGAGTAGGCGCGTACATGCACGAGAACAATATGTTCAAAGGTGCCACTGTCAAGCCGCCACAGCAGGTAACGCCAGTCGTCCAAGATCCACAGCCCCAGAACCCACCAAGCACGCCGCAGGACGATGACCGTAAGAATCGGAAGAAAGCAGCCAGCCCTTCCCGGCAAGGTCCGGTGGTGTCGAAGAAAGACACGAATTATAATCCGCTGGATATGTCGGATGAAGAGTTTACCAAACTCAATAATCTGCGCCTGTAAAGGCCACAAATAAGGAATACGACCCATGGCAAGAGAATATGCAGATCCCGCAGGAGGTTCGCCCTCTGATATTGGTGGTCAGATTGTTGTTGACCACTTTATTAAACAGGCCCTGATCGAAGCCAAGAAAGAGATGTACTTCGGTCCTCTGGCTGACGTCACTGCCATGCCGAAGAACATGGGGAAAAAAATCAAGCGTTATCACTATGTTCCGATGTTGGATGAGGCCAACATCAATGACCAGGGTATTGATGCTTCCGGCATCACCATCGCCACCACCGAGTTCTTCATCACCTGGCCGGCTCGTATCATGACCCGGGCCAATGCTTCCAAGGCCGCTGCTGCCACCGCAATCAACGATAACGTCGGTGCTACCCTGGTAGCGACTGCCGGGGCTGATGATTCGGCCGGTGCTGGTTTTGCTACCTTGACCCTGGTGGGTCCGCTCACTGCCAAGTATCTCAATGCCACCAAGAAAGACACCGCTGTGGCGTTGAATCTGGGTGCCACTGTGCTACCTGGTTACGGTAACCTGTACGGTTCCAGCAAGGACGTCGGTACCATCGTTGGTAAACTGCCGGTGCTCTCCGAAACCGGTGGTCGGGTTAACCGGGTGGGCTTTACCCGCGTCGAGCTGGAAGGTACCCTGGAGAAGTACGGTTTCTTCGACGAGTACACCAAAGAATCTGTGGACTTTGATTCTGATGCTGAACTCGAAATGCACATCAACCGCGAGATGATCTTCGGCGCCAACGAGATCACCGAGGATCTGCTGCAGATCGACCTGTTGAACGCAGCCGGCGTCGTCTATTTCTCCGGTGCTGCCACTGAAGACGCGGAACTGACGGGTGCCACCGGTGCGGTTACCGAAGTCACCTACGGCGACTTCGCTCGTTTGTCCGTTGAACTCGACAACAACCGCTGTCCGAAAACCACCAAGGTTATTTCCGGTTCCCGTATGGTGGATACCCGGGTACTGCGCGCCGGGCGGGCAATGTTCATTGGTTCCGAACTGACCCAGACCGTGGAACGTATGGAAGATTATTTCGGTAATCAGGCGTTCATTTCGGTAGCCCATTATGCGGATGCCGGTTCGCCGATCAATGGTGAGATTGGTACTGTTGGCCAGTTCCGTTTGATCGTGGTCCCCGAGATGATGCACTATGCCGGGGCTGGTGCGGCGGAAGGCACTAATGCCGGTTACCGCGTGACCAATGGTAAGTACGACGTCTTTCCGATGCTGGTGGTTGGAGATGCTTCGTTCACCACCATCGGTTTCCAGACCAGCGGCAACTCGGTCAAATTCAACATCAAGCACGCCAAGCCCGAATCACCGGAATCCTACGCCAACGATCCTTACGGCGAAACCGGATTCATGTCGATCAAGTGGTACTACGGCTTTATGAAATTGCGCAGCGAGCGTATCGCAGTAGTGAAGACTGTCGCCCGGGTATAACCAACTTGGCCTTTGGGTCTGTATTAACCAGTAACTCCCCTACAGTAAATTGTAGGGGAGTTCTTTTAAACCCTACTGTCGTCCGACACTTATAAGGACAAGGAGCACCATCATGAATATGAATGACACCGATCTGTACGACGACGAGAACACCGACGAGATCTACGAAGAAAAGCCTGATGAGTTTGCGTTGCTGAAAGAGCGCGCCACGTTGATGGGCATCAAGTACAGCCCCAATATCGGCCTGGATAAATTGAAAGCTAAAATTACCGAGAAACTCTCCCCGCCGGTTGAAGCAGATCCCAATAGCGAGTATGCCGGAGAAGAGTATGATTCCATAATTGCCGCTGAGGTAACAGCAGCCGGCAAGCAGGTTGCACCCAAGGCAGCACCGACTCCGCTGCAACAGAAGATGGCGCGCCGGGATAAAGCTCTGCAGTTGGTTCGGGTCCGGGTAGTCAGTATGAACCCCACCAGCAGCAATTTGAAGGGTGAACTGGTTTCCAGCGGTAACTCCGAACTGGGTATGATCAAAAAGTTTGTTCCCTTTAATGCCGAGCATGGCTGGCACATTCCCCAGATTCTGCTCAAGGTGCTGCAGAATAAAAAGTTCATGACCTTCTACGAAGTGAAGATCGGCAACAAACGGATCAAGCGCCACAAATTGGTCCCCGAGTATTCCATCGAGATCATGCCGCCACTGACTCCGGAAGAACTGGATGCTCTGAAGCAGCGACAACTGATGGCCCAGGGCCAGTAATACTTTCATAAAGAGGGATGGTTATGTCGATACGTTTGCAGGCAGTAGATCTCAGTCCCAGTGGCTGGAAACCCACCACCCTGGATTTGACCAATCAGGAGAACGGCGTAGGCAGCACGGACAAGAAAGTCCTGGCTACACCTCTCAAGACGCTAACAACCACCGAGTTGGACGGTTCTGGCGTCTTTGATCAATTGATGAAGACAGTCAAACTCCATCTCCAGGAAGAGTTCCAGTCCCAACGGATTACCGGGCACGAGTACAGCACGGTGTATCTGGGGGCGCTGTCGGCTGTCCTGCAAACGGCGACCCAGTTTTTGCTGAACGAGCAGCAGGTTCACCAGATCAACGCCCAGATCGGGTTGATTCGGCAGCAGACGGTGACCGAGCTGACCAAGACGGACGACTGTATTCCGGCTGGCCTTGGGTTTAATTTCATTCCCCAGGAAATTACCCCGATCCCGCCGATCGGTTAATAGGAGAGGCTTCCATGGCTACCGAACCACTCAGCACATCGTCTCATTATGACCCGTCCTTGACCTACACGCCACCGGTGGGGCGTTTGCCGGTACTGGGTAGCGTCCGGGCTGAAATCGACCGTCTGCGGGCAGCTACGGCCAACGAACTGAACCAGATCATCAATCGGGATCTGGGCCAGATCGATAGCCACGCCAAGATCACCGCCGACATTGCCAACTCGACGGCGCAAACAGAGGATAATACCCGCAAGATCGACGCGGAGATTGTCGCGCAACTGGCAAGAACCGGTAACGAAACCAGCAAGACCACGGCCGAGATCGTCGCCATGCAGGCAGCCACCGTCAACGACAACACCCGTACAGTCAATGATACCACCCGGGCCAACAATGACACCAACCGGGCGATTGGTGAACTGGCTTCCTTGTCCAGCAAGACCGATGCCGAGGTAGGATTGCTCAACCAGAAGCGGGAAACCGAGCTAGCCCAGGTCAGCGACCTGGTAGCGACCGGTACCGTAGCCGGTGTTATCGGCAAACAGAAGAACCTTTTCCAGAAGCAGACCGATGGCTTCGATCGGGATGCCGAACAGAAACTGGCCAAGATCATGGTGGATACCTGGTCGGTACGGCAGACAACCGATGGTGCTCTGGCCAACCCCGCGGGGATTGACGATGCGGCAATTGCTACCGTCATGGCGAAAGCCAAACAAGGTATCAACATCACGTAAGTTTTAAAGGATGGCTGCATGGGTTTGTTTGGTAGTTCAAAAGAGACCGTAACCGGCTCTGCAGCGTTGCACTGCATGGACGTGTATAACCTCGGCAATCCCATTGGAGACGCCGTGATTGAGGCCGTATTGACTAGTGGCGTGCCGGTTGCGTCCATGCAGGATATCCCCGGGCGGCTGATCCAATCCAATCTGAATGGCTATTCGTTGAAGGTGGACCGGGCGTATGAGTACGCCCGGGATCACTACAAACTGGGACTGCCAGCAGGCGCTACGATGGCCTTGCCGTTGGTTACGGCAGATGAGATCAAACCCTACTTGTTACTGGATACTGAATATCCCTATGATGTCTTAATTATCGATCACGAATACACGCCGTACTCACCAATCATTGCTATTTCTGCTTTTCTACGCAATACCCGTAATTACGATTCCTTTGAAGATCACGTAGGTATCTGGCCACCCGGAGTGGTGTACACCCAGCACTGGGCGGATAACCCGGCCAACTATCCTCGCAGGGTAGGTATTGACGCAGTAGAAGTCTTGCCGGATGAGGTCACTGCCCGCATAACGTATCGGAAATATATCACTCGCCCTGTAGTTGTATATGTGTCTCAAGGGGTGTTAAAGCCTTATTTAAAGACCATCGAGCAGCAAGAGGTATCCGATGGCACGCTAACGGAAGACGTACTAATTCCCGGTGCGGTATCTGGCATGCTCTGGAATGACGACTGCTTGGCAGTTCTGTATAAAGAGGTAGACGCATTGGGAGCGGTTCTGCCGACGATCTATTTATGGGTGTATCATCTGAACGAGTATCGCTATCCCGAACTACATCCTGACGTGGCGCAGGAACTCTCGACCTATCTGCCCGTCATCCCGATCCGTTACAGTAATACAGATCTGACGGTACCGAATGAGACAGAACTGTATACCACCAGTAAAAAACTAATGACCCTGTTGGGCAGCAGCTTTGGTACGATGGGTGAGCGGCTAAATGCGAACCCTGGGATAGCCGACATCGATCATGCTTATATTCTGTTCGGCGTCAATCTGCAGACCGATTATGTGCCCTCTCTCTTTTATTTAAATCACCACTTCTATCAGCTTGCGCAGAACCAGCGCGGAACGGAATCGGAATTCCTGGCTGCTTTGGCCGACCCGGATGTCAGGGACGAGCCATCCAATGTGTATGTTTATAATTTGGCGGCTAGAGCCGATAAAGAAGTACCGGCTACTTTTGAAGAATATGGTTTAGCCCTTGATGTTGTGTATGATTATATCAACATAACAATTGAAGAGGGTATTATTGGGTCAGAAGGTCATGCTACCAAGCAGATTATGCAGTATGAGGTTACTATACAGAATGTTGGTTTTAATGGCGTTATACTCACTTATCAGCAGGACAGGTACAAACTTATACTAAAAGCTCAGATCAATCCTTATCAAGTAAGAACTGTAGTAGTGCATAACCTTCGAGTGCTCAACTGGGTGTATCGTCATTATCTTGTGGGAACGGGATTGCTAGATATTATAGATGACCCAGACGAAAATGGTTTGATCATTCCTATCCAGTATCAATTATCTCAACAAGTATTTGATAGCGAGAAAATCCAATTACGGAATGCTTTCTATTCGGACACGATGTTGATGATCGTGCAGTCGATTGATAAGATAAAAATAAAATGGTACCAGAAAGGCTGGTTTAAAATAGTCATGATGATCGTTGTTATGGTTATTGCTTATTGGACGGGCCAATACTATATCGTAGGATATTTAAAGGCACTGGAAATAGGTATAATGGCTGCACTGTACTTTGTTGGTACAAACGTATTAATTGCTGTAGCAGCTAGCTATATAATTGATTACATTGTCAAAACCTATGGAGAGAAGCTCGGTATCGTCGGTGCAATCGTTTTAACGATTGCTGCCATCATTGCATCCAAGGGAGCAGGAATAGGTGGGGTTGCTTCTGAATATATGATGACCACCGCGCAGTATATGCTCCAGGCGGCAACAGCACTGATCTCTTCGGCCAATGAGTTTCTCTTGGAGAAGGCTGAAGGAATCAAAAATGATTTTGAAATCTTCTCGGAGAAAATGACCGGCTTATGGGAAGAGCTGGAGGAGCTCACCGACTTATTGGCAATGAAAGCTGATATTGATCCTCTGGTCTTTACAAAGCCGGAAAAACTCCGCATATTGCCTAATGAAACGCCTACTGTCTTTTTCAACCGATGTCTTGGTCTGGTAGACAACAGTATGTTTTCGATTCATGACGAGATCCCCAATTTCATGGATATGAGATTACGTCATACAAAGGACATTTCACCCAGTTTGTACGGCCAAAACTCTTATAGCTAAAGGATCTTATTATGGCCATTCCGAATGGTTTCGCACCAAAGAAGCGCTTCTCTTTAATGACGGAAGATTTTGCTGCACCCGGCATAAACTCTATCGGTGTAGGCGATATGCGTGGCTGGAATGCGGCGAATTATCAGTCTCCGGCAGTCTCAAACAATATGGCCTTGCCTGGAATGCAGACGCATCCGGGTACTGACTTCGGCAACCCTACCCTCAATTACAGCAATTTCTCTTTAGGAGACAACAAGCTCAAAATAGGCGAAGACAAACTACCTGGTGCTGAAGGTGGTTGGATGAAGAACGCTGAGTTCGGTCTTGGAGTAGCCAAGGTGGGCCTGGATGTTTATAACGCCATGGAACAATCCAAGATGAACAAGTTCATGAAGAGCTACTACAGCGACCAGATGGACATGATGAAGACCGACTTTACCAACGCGGCCAAGGGTGCCAACGAAGCCTTATCCAGTCGGGAGGAACGTCGGCTGTCGGCGCAAGGATACGCGATAGGCAGCGAAGGTATGCAACAGGGTGTGGCCAATACCATGGCTCGCTGGGGCGCAAAAGAAACCCTTTAAGGAGTAGCCATCATGGCAAACACTGGTGCGTTTTACCAAAAGTATGGCGGCTTTGATTCGCCGGATATGAAGTCCCTGGTTGCCGGTCAAGAAGCGGTAGGCAGGAGTATCGGTGAAGCTTTCAAGGGCGTCGAGGAACTCTTTAAACAGACCGAGGAGTCCTACAAGGAAACCAATACCCTCAACATGCAGGAGTATCTGCAGAACAAGCTCAAAAAAGAGGGACTGGGTGTCGATCCGTTGGACAAAACGGCCGTCACTCGGCAGTTTGGCAACACGATCAATATGGATAAACTGACGGAAACCTACGCCGGTACGAAGCAGCAGTTGGAAACCAACGCAATCAACCTGGCTTCCAACGAAGCACTGACCGAAGCCGCTGATCCGTTAAAGCAGCGCCAGCTTTTTGAACAGCGTCTGCGTGAGCAGGGAGCACCGGAATCGCTCGTTTCTGCGGCAAATCAGTCTTTTGCCGCTACCAATGCGACACGATTCCAGGATTACGAAATCCAGAAAACACGGGAATCTTCTGCCCGCACCAACAGTCTTTTTGAAGAGGTGCAACTCAATGGACCGGCTGTAGGCCGGATGGCGATCAAAGCCTTGGTAGCTGAACTGCCGGAAGAAGAGCGGGTTGCCGAAACTCGTAAATTGACCAAAGAATTGGAAGAACAATTGCTGCTGACCCCCGATCAGCAAGAGAAACACAAGCATTATGTGGCTTTGCAGGAGGGCGTGGAAAAGCGCAAGATTCAGCTAAAACTGGATCGAGTGGCCGAGTTGGAACAGCAGGACATTGCCTTGCAGCGAACCGGCATTAGCGATGATGCGTACGCCCAGGTGAAAACCGTTCTGGGTAACGACTTTGGTGCCTCAGTGCCGCAAGCCATCGGGAAAAAGGTCACCAACTGGGTGGAGGGCTGGGCACCCAAGAGTGATGCGAAAGAGGTCGCACGGATTCATCAGGAGATGCTGGATAGTAAGGTGGAGGCGAAGGACGCCGGTGCTGCCCTATACCAGGCGTTTTCCGAACACTACCCGGGCGATCGGGCCTGGGGCAACGACATTTCGGCAGACGCCATGCGTGCCATTGAAGCACGCGCCAAAGAACTCGGGGAGAACGCCAAGAATCGCTTCGCTACTTCCGGGGAGCTTATGTCCGCGCGTCAGGAGGCTACTGCCGCGCAACAGGCTGCCGAAGAAACACTGCTGCGGCTGAGTAAAGAACTGCGAGACGCCGGAGCGCAAGAGAACTTTGGTGGCGCCGGTCCTGGCATTGACGGGGTGGGATTGGGTCGCGGTAAGACAGTGTACGGGGATAACGCGCCAACATCGGCGAATCCGCGCGTCATTGCCGGGGTAGACATCAGCCGCCATGCAACCGACCCCAACCACGAAAACAAAGTGCAGGAACTCTTTGATACTATGCCGCCTGTGCAGTCGGTTGCGCAGATTGACCAGTATATTCAAGCTACCGCCCCGAACAGTCCGATAACCGGCGCCATGGTGAGCAAATACGCCAAACAGTACGATGTAGAGCCTAAGTTGCTGATGGCTATGATGCAGCAGGATTCCTCTTTTGGAACAACCGGTAAAGGCGCGCGTACCCGCAACCCCGGGAATGTCGGTAACGATGATACGGGCAAAGAGGTCACTTTTGCTTCCTGGGAAGAAGGCATTGAAGCCGAGGCAAAATGGCTGGCCAAGAATAGGGTAGCCAAGGAAGCCCCTGGAGAGAAATCTCCCGGTACACCTGCGAGCGAAACAACTCCCGATGAAATCGTGGCGAGGGCCGCAGAATTAAAGGCGCAGCGGGATAAAGCTGCAACAGAGGAAAAGGCCCGGTTGGATGCGCAAAAAGCTAAAGCAGAAAAACTCCGCGCACAGCTCGCAGAACAGGCAGCGTTTGCCGGCAGTAGGGAGCCATGGAAAGATTCTACCGATAACGGTGGCGCGGAATTAATAGGAAACATCCGCGATTGGTATAAACGTAAAAACGCGATAAACAGGGGAAGCGAGAACAATAAGTTGCCAAAGTCCATGAACCTTCAGCGAAAATAATTAAGAGGTAATGGATGGCAGTCGAGACTGAAACACCCACTCCGAAAGCGCCGGCTGCCGATCGGGAAGCCACGATCGCTGCGGACTTTGAACAGACGATGGGTAAGCACGAGTCTTTCCTGAAAGCGGACGCGGCTACTCAGGAATTGTATCGGACTGCCCATAAACAACTGATCGAGGAGCGGGAACTCAAGAGTCCCGATAATCCCCTCAATCAGCAAAGAAAAGCCGATCAGGCCACCACCGATAACCAGGGCTTCGCCTTAAATCTGAAAGACACGCTCAAGCGTTCGTTGCTGTCTGCCGCCAGTCGCATCCCAATGGTGGACGATCTGGTGGGCCAGGTAGACAATGACTACCCGACTCAGGTCGCCAATTATCTGAACAAGGAAGATGCCGCACCCCTCACCCGCGAAATGAAGCAGCTCGCCCACGACATGAAGGTTTGGGGCGAGCGCACCGATGCGAGCGGTTTCCTGGGGGGCGTGAAGGCATCCGCGCAGTTGGTCGGGGATATCGTCAAGAATCCCGGCGGGGTGCTGGATGTCGCGGCGCAGTCGATTGGCTCTATGGCTTCCATGGGTGCTGGCGCCAAGGCCGGAAGTCTGGTGGCAGCCGGCGCTACCGCGGCGACCGGTGGATGGGCGGCTCCGGCTGCTCCTTTCATTACCGCGGCCGGCATGTTCACGGCCGAGGCAGCCGATGCCGGTTCGGCCAAGATGGTTGAAAAGATCCGGGGCGGTCTGGACGAGAGAGGGATCGCTTACACGCCGGCCAACGTCAAGATGTTCATGGATCAGAATCCAAGTCTGATCAAAGAGTACCAGGCCGATGCGCTGAAGTACGGCGGGATTCTGGGAGCGGCCGATGTGGCCATGGGCGGCTTCTTCTCCAAGCTGGCTACACTCCCGACGCGAGCAGCCCGCCAGGCGGCCATGCGCAGCGTGGACGACGTCGGCAGGGCGATGCTCGCGGCGCGGGCAGCGGAAAAAGGAATCCCTCTTAAAACCCTGACCGAAGACTTCATCAACGCCGGGGCCAGCAAGCTGTTGGCGGAACGCAGTTTCAAAAAGAAACTCGGCAGTGCCGTAACCAGCTATGCCGGAGAAGTCGCCAGTGAACCCCTGTCCGAAGCCGCCGCTACTGGCGGTATCGGTGAAGAAATCAAAGCCGAGGATCTCATCTATGAAACTCTCGGTGGCGTAGGAGCCGGCCCGATCGGTGCCGGCATCAACACGGCGGCCTTTGGTTCCAAGCTGGCCGCCAACAAGACCGGTGAGTTCACCAAGAAGCTGTTGACCGCTACACCTGAATCCAAGGCAGCCGTCGAAGCGATCAAGACCGATACCGAGAAAGCAGCGGCGCAGAAGGAAGCGCGTAATGAGCATGGCTTCAAGAAAGAAGTTGCCGAAGTTGCACTTGGCGATGCCCGGATCGAAGAATGGTCCGATCCCGTGCACGAGAATTACAGTCCGGTAAAAGCCATCACCTCGCTGGCGAAGTTTGCCGACAATCCCGAAGCGGCGGTGAAGGCCGAAGAACTCTATGCATCGGTCAAAGCCGACTGGCTGGCGACCGAAGAGAAAATTGTCGCCTTGAGGGACAAGGGTGACCAGAAGACTCTGCAGGAAAAAGCGCAGATGGCGGCCCTGGTCAAGCAGCATGAAATAAAGGGCGAGGTTGCGGTACAGATGTCCCGGCAATTGCTGGTCATCCGTGAACTGAACAACAAGGTCAGTACCGAGAAGGAAACGACTCCCCTCGATGTGGCGTCTGCTACCACCGAAGAGGTCATCAACCATACCACCGAAACCTACGGATCCAGTAAAGCCAGTTTGAGTATTCAGCAACTGGATCAGCGCCTGGCGAAGCCCGATCTGCCCGAAGTCGAACGGACTCTGTTGCAAGCCAAAAAGGAAACGGTTGCCGCCCGTCAGGTGATCGAGTCGGCGATCAAGCAGCGTCCTGTGACCGACGGTAAAACGGCTGAAGCCGTTCACGAAGATGTTTACCGTGGCGACAAGGATTTCCGTGGTATCGACTCGTACCGGCAGGCGATCGCCAATTTCCTTAATCCTGCGGTCAATAACGTCGAGGGTGCTAAGAAACAGATCCAAGAACTCGCCAAGTTCCACGATGCCCATCAGGACAAGATGAAGCAGATCACCGAAGCCTTTGACAAGGTTTCCCAGATCGTCTTCGATCCGAAGACCGAACCGCGTCCCACGATCCATCTGAAGATCCAGGGGAAAAACTACAAGATCCATAAATTCTCTGGAAAGCTGGTAGCTCTGGTTGCTAATGAAGCGGACGCGCTGCAGAAGGAAGTAACCTTCGCTGAGAGCCTGCTGACCGCTCGCACGACTCCGGTGCAGGCCAACACCTCGGTCGCACCAACTACGCCGGCTGTGAGCCAACCTGTTGCGCTAGATCCCGTGGTGGAAAGTAAAACTCGGAAGTATGCCCGGAATGCCGTCGCAACGCTGGCCGAGGGAAAGACGACACCCGCCATTCTGCGGCAAAAAGAAAAGCAACTGAATGTCAAATACGGCCCTGAGGCAGTCCGGGTCTTTCAGGAAGAGCTAGCTCTGGCAACCGAAGAAGCGGCGGCCTTGCCGGTAGAGCCTTCGTCGATAGAAGATGTAACGCCGGTAACCCAAAGTGAGACTGAGGAATCCAACAAGACCTCACCGGTTGTCGAGAAAACCGAGGATGCAAAAAGCCCTACAAAGGAAATAAAAGAATCGACTGTTGCAGACAATACTGCTACTGTTTCCGGCGATATATCTGCTGAACCGATTGATCCTGGATATTTGAAAATACAGTTTACGGATATAGACGGGCAGCAAGTAGAGAAAACCTACAACGAAGCTATGATCGCCCTGACCCAAGAAATACTTGAAGCAGAGAGTATTCTCAACTGTTTCAATGGCAAATGACGATCACCCTTTTCTCCTACACAACGACAGGGTTTTCTATGACTGCTGATGCTTGCGACAAAGGTCCAATACTGAATCAATTACTCGAAAGTGTCCAAGAGTTCAGATATGACCAAAAGCGAATGGTTGGTGCTTTGATCGACATCGCCAAACAACAAGAACGGTTGGTGGCTTTAGCGGATCGCACGGCGGACAATCAGCGGGATATCGATACTCTATACAAGATACAGCGAGAAGAAGCTGCTCATCTGGAAAATGTTATGAGGGAACTGGATCAGAAAGTACAAACGCATCTTGTAGGTCACCCTTCCCCAGAATCATGCAAATTGCGTAAGTCACTTTCCCCCAATGTAGACGGAAAATTTGACAAAGTTCAGGTAGCAGTAATTCTGGCAATGGTCTACTTCTTGGCTAATCAAGTCTGGTCCATATTGCATGGTTTAGTGAAACTCGTGCAATCTATTCCTTCGGGGACTCCTTTATGAAATTCGGTGTATTTGAAGAAGCATTCTCCTTCACCTTGCGGCACGAGGGCAAGACGTCGATGGATCCCAACGATCCGGGCAACTGGACCGGAGGTAAGGTGGGCAAGGGGACCCTTAAAGGAACCCAGTACGGTGTTTCGGCCAAAGCCTACCCACTACTGGATATCCAGAGCCTGACCATCAATGATGCGCGAGCCATTTATTTTCGGGATTACTGGCTACCCTCTGGAGCCAATCGCTTCTCCGATAAAGCGCCTGAACTGGCCTGTCGTTTCTACGACCTGGCGGTGAACTGCGGAGTGGGCGGTGCTGCAAAGATGTTGCAACGGGCGGTCAACGTCGTTTGTCTGGGTGAAGTCCTGCCACTGCGCCGAGCCAAGTGGCGCCAGGCCATTGTCCAGATGATGCACGGTAAACCGTTACTGGTAGACGGCAAAATTGGTCCTCTGACCGGCGAAGTCATCCGGACCTGTCCTTACCCCTTGGCTCTCCATGCTGCGTTACGTGGCGAAGCCTACATGCACTACAAGCAGCTCGATCCTGGATATATTCCCGGCTGGCTGGTGCGTCTCGATACTTCTTTCTGACGGAGCACTTATGAAGAACTTTATGTTAAAACAGTTCCTGGCTTTCATCGGCAGGAAGCTTAATGGTAAAAAGACTTACGCCGGAGCAGCCGGCAAGATTATCGCTGGATTGGTTGCTGTGGGTGCGGGACTCGTCGGCTTTATCAGCGTCTCCTTTCCTGATCAGGGTCTTCCAGAAGTGCCGATTGAAACGGCCTACGCCACCTTCATGGGCGGCATCTACGGCGTCTGCTCGGGACTGCAAGGCATCGGTATCGGCCACAAGATCGAGAAGGCGGGCAAGAGTGAAATTGCCCCTGGATAAACTCATAATCAAAAAGAGCTTCAAGGTGAACTGGGACGACTGGTTGGCCAGACTCTTCAAACGAACCAAAAGGAGCAAGCCATGTGGGACAAAATGAAGTTCTTCCTCTCCGATATCTGGATCTTTCTGCAGCCGTTTGTTAAACAGCTTCTCTCGGACAGTGGACGTATCCTGGCCCGTTCGGCCATTAGAGCGGTAACCATTGTGGCCCAGACCATGACCGCAGCGGACGGTAAAGACAAACGCCAGGCAGCCTTTGATCTCATCTTGATGGACATGAAATCTTCGGGGATTGAGATCGGTACCTCGATGATCAATGCGGCGCTGGAAGCGGCAGTTATCAACCTGAACTCCTCTAAATAAGTAAGGCGTTTCTATGGCTACCAAAGGCTCGCTGCAAAGCTGCGTGAATATCCACGGCAAAGGAAGAACCGAAGACCGTCTTCCGGCCAGTGTCAAAACTGCTGTGGAAGCGGGCCGAGGGGATCTGGCCCGGGTCGCCATGGAAGCGCACATCGCCCAGTTGAAGGCAATCCGTACTGGTGTCAAGGAGCAGCATAAACAGAACCGTCAGGTTTTGCTGGAGGCTGTACCGGCTACCCGGTTTACCTCCAGGCCGGAAGATCCGTCCAACGAGCTGAACGAATTCAAACCCGTCGGCGGTCTGAAGCTCCTGATGCAGAATCTGGTGCAGCGGGCCGGCAGCATCTACCAGGCAGCGGCCCGGTTCATGGTTTTGAATCCGGCAGAACGCAATGTCCTCAACCACTTCGATGAAGTCTTCGATGCCGATATGTCGGTGGCGCTGGATGCGATCTTCCGGGTCAAGGAAGGCTCTTCCAAGGCTTTCCGACATGAGGATATGATCCAATACTTCGCTGAACATGACGCGGATGCCAAAGCTCTTTCGGCCTATCTGGATCCGGCCGTTAAAGAAGCGATCTCGGCGACCGTCTACGAATGGCTGGGCAATGATGCGACCCGTACGGCCATGGGTGAGCAGTCCCAGGACATGCTGCGTGAGCTGCTGGGCTGGCCCAAGGATTCGGATATACCCAAGGCTACCCTGGAACTATTGGAGGGACTGGGAACGAATACTGAGTCTCTAGCGAAAGCTTTGGGGCGCACCGTACTAGAACGGCTGGCGATTACTCCCACGGAAAATGCCGATGCTCTGGGCAAGTCCCGGCTGGAGATGTCACTGGGTCTGATGGCGATTGCCGGACTGGAACAGATGGGCGTGGTTGAGCGCCAGGATATGTTTATTGGGGCATTCAAGAAGCTGCAAGAATATCTACCAGTCACCCATAACGATCTGTTCTACAGCGATGCGGTGCATAAAACCCGCGAAGGTAGTGGGTACATCACGTCCACGGTATTGCGCCGCAATCCCAATGACAACGCCAAACCTTTGTCGTTGGTAGAAGAGATCGAGGAACGACTGAACCTGGCGCCGGATATCTTTGAAAAGCTGTTTAACAACGAACCGCAGACCCTGCGTTACTCCTTCGGCAAGATTCCCTTGCCCAAGACCATGCGCGCCGGTCGTACCGTCGGAGCGATCAGTCCGCAGCAGCACAAAAATATCCAGAATTACGTGGATACGGAGTGGACCTCCGCGACGCCGAGCATGAGCGCCTTCGAAGCGATGGATGCCTTGGTGGCCGATGAAGCGACCGCCGATCCGCTGGCTCTGGAAGCCTTTGGCACAATCTTTGGTAAGGAGTCCATGGCAGGCAAACTCCTCACCCGGGAAAAGAGCGTCCAGAGTATTAACAAGGATGTGGACCGGACCATCAAGCATGTCCGGACGTTTCTGAAACAGGCCAAGGCTGCAGACAAGAATACCTTCTTTATCCTCAGTGACTTTATCAGCAATATGCGGATGCTGATGCGTGGCTATATCAATCCACAGAACTCCAAAGTGATCCGCAATCTCTTCGCACCGTCGAGCTGGAAAGTATCGTTTGCTCCGGAACACGATATCGTCTCCTTCGTGGATAAACAGGGCACAGAACGCGCTTTCTTTGAAGCCGTAGCGCAAGCCCTGGATATCGAGTCAGCCAAGTACAATAGCGTAGAGGGCCAACTAGAAGCCCTGAATAACCTGTTCAACCATCCGGAGAATCTCTCCGCCAAGGACCAGAAGAAACACTATGCCCTGCTGCCGGCTATCGAAGCATTGCAGGAATTCGACCGCACGAAAGAGATGACCACCGAACTGATGCAGGCCATCGCGGTCGGAGTGGAAGCCAGTGGCATGAAGCTGCATGGTTTTAAGGGACTGCAGGAGTATGCTCGCTATCTGAACCACGCCCAGGATAGTGCCCAGCCATTCACCACCGATCTCTACAAAGAGATCGACGGCGTCAGCAACGGCCCCACCATGCTGTTGATGATGCTGCTGTCAAACAAAGGTTCTATGCCGGGACAAACAATTGCCCAGGCTATGCAGGAGAAACTGGCGGCACTGGCCATGGCCGGTGTCAGCGTCTCCCGCAATCCACCCAACCTGGATACCCTGATCGGCCCGGATAACCGGTTCCTCAATGACGCCTACCAGCGCATGGGTCAGGAATGGGCGAAACAGATCGAGCTGCTGAAGGATTCCTTTGTCAAAGATCGGCTCGATTACCAACTGGACGTCACCGACGCTATCGGTGAAATCCTTGGTTCTTTCTCTGACGAGAGTGGGGTGATCAATAAGATCGTCCGCAATCTCTCCAAACCACGCACCATGCAGACGACTTTCGGTGCCGGACTCTTCAGCCAGTCGAAACTCTTTGCCGATGTCGATCTGATCAACGATGGCATTTACGCCAAGATCGAAAAGATCGCCCAGGATTACCTGCTGGAAGAGAGCCCCGCCGATCGGCCAACCAATAGCGAAATACTGAAGCGGCTGGACAAGCTGCTGAAAAATATCAACGTCCTATTGGGCAAGGAAGTTCACGATATCAAAAAGTATCTGACACCCGAGAACGCTCTCAACATCGATGAACTGCTGAAGTTCAAGTTCAAGGATCTTGAAATTGCCGCGATTGAAACCGCAGCCAATGCTACCTACGGCAAGGCGATGAGTGAAGCAGTCAATATCGTTTATGCGCCGGTCATCGAAGCCCGCAAGACTTTACTGGATGCGATCAATGTTTCCGTGGTGATGTACAACACTATGCTAAAAGCCAAAGTCGAAGCCAAACTGGAGAGTAAGGTGCGGGCTGCATTGGCTGCATTGCGCGTACAGAAGGGAGAACTCCATCCAAAGGATGAAGCAATCCTTCGCAAGTCTCCCAAGCTGCAACAGCTTACCAAAAAGGAACTGGCCCAGATCCTGGAGGAACTGGAGCCGCTGATGCCGAAGATTCCGACTCCGATTAACCGCGAGGACAATCCGAGTTACCTGCAGTTGGTGTCTTCCGGCAAAGATAAACTCTTCGCCAAGAAATCAGCAGTAGAGCAGAACTATCAAAATGGTACTGTGGTGAAACACAAGGGTACCCCTGAAGGGATTCCTTTTCTGGATCCTCCCGGTGTGGCACCGATTATCCGTATTATTCACATGCTGGATTCAATGATAGCCAATCATCTGATGGGACTGGATATCGATATCCTCAATAACCATGATGGTTTCAGTCACCGAATTACTGACAGCGGAATCGTGGGAAAACAAGCCAATCAAGAATTCTTTCGCATCATGAACAGCTACAGCATGGGTGAAGAGATCGTCAAGATGCACGAAAGCACTCTGACGGCAGCGCGTAAAATGGCCCAGGAAATGGGAATCAAGTCGGAAGAGGTCTTGGACTCCTTGATCAAGGAACGCGCCATTGAAAAGGAACTGGCAGCAGACCTAATCACCGAAGCGCATTTTATCGGTAAGAATCCCGATCCGGAAACTCGGGACATTTTCCTTGATAAACAGATCAAAAGTATTACCCAAGAAGCCAGTGCTTCCGGTAATTACAAGACCGGCTTACCTGGAGCAATCAAGAGTGCGCTATCCAAGATTGGCTATCAACAGGCAGTCAAAGACGCCCTTATAAAAATTGGTGAGCAAGCCAAGGATATTGCCCAGCAGGTAACGGACAACAAGAAGGCCCTGATGCCCTACGTTACCAGGATGGCTCAATACTCCAACTCTGGTTTTGGCTACGATCCGGAAGGCGTGGACATAACCGCTGATACGGTCCTGGGTGTCAACCGAGATACGGTGACAGCAGTGGATGCGGACAACGTCATGGCAACCGCTGCCTGGCTGAAAGACCGCAAGGACGGTGAGGCCGCACAACAGAATTCGGACACCCAGGGATCCAGTCAGCAAAGCCCGGGGAAACCTCTGGAAGCGGATTATCCAAATACCACCAAGGTTGATGCTCTGAACGTGGCCGAAGTTCTGGAGACGGTTCTGCAGCAAGATGCCCAGGCCGGTTACGGCAGTGTGGCGGTATCGCCCGATCATAAAAATCATCTGGTCCGGGTGATGAACGACATCGTGGCCCGGGTCATGACACCGATACAGCTCTTTATCGGCACGCACAAGATCGACCAGGAAACCCACGGTCTCTATGTCGGCGAAGAGAAGAAGATCTGGTTGCAGACCCAGCAACTCTCCACGGCACCCAAGTCGGGAATGCTCGGACACGGCATCCGAATGTCGGCAGGGGAAGTCTACGCTCACGAGATCGTCCACCATATTATCCAAAGTGGCTACAAGCTGTCGCCCTATCTGCGCGGACAAGCTACCAATCTGTACGAGCTGGCCCGGGATACTTTTGAAACAGCCTACGGCGCCAACGCCTTCCGCGTGTTCATGAACGATCCCGAAGCGGATATTACCGATCCGAACAATTCCTTCGAAGTGCTGGCCGCCAAAGAACGCTGGGCGTATATCTTCGCCCCTGATCGTAACACAGATGGTAGCAACCGAGGTGTCGCGGAATTCCTTGCCTTTGGTTTAACCAACGAGAACTTCAAGCGGGCCTTGGCGACCCTGGAGATTCCGCCGAAGAAACAGAGCACCGCTTTGTTCGGTGTCTTTGAAAAGAACATCCAGCAGTCGGTGGTTAATCTATTCAACAAGATCATGGATTTTATCCATACCCAGTTCTACAAACAGCAGCATGCCACCCAAGCGGATGTCGAGCTGGAGAATCTGGTTCGTGCTTTGTCCGAGATCGACGTAAGGGCCAAATCGGGCATCTACGCCACGTTCGTCAAGGGGTCTGACAAAGTGGCTGCACTCGGTATTAAAGTTGACGACAAGGTCAAGGAGACAGCCACCAAGATCATCAAGAGCCGCAAGGTTGGTCAGCTCGTCCTCAAGGTCAGCGATCTACACGAAGCGGATAACTACCTCTCCTACCAGACCCGCCGTGCGCTTAACTGGATGAACGACAAGGATGGTACTGAGGGCTTTATGGCCAGTGTAATGGGTGAGGTACGCGGTTTGACGCCTCGGCTACAGACCTTCCATGAAATGCTGGGCTGGCGTAAGCGGGTGCTCGATACCGCCAAGGTGGAGGTAGCCGATGGTATCCGGGCAGAGGTTAATTCTTGGTTGAAGCCCGGTGTCACGGCCAAACAGAAAGAGGTCTACACCAGGGTCGGCCTGAAGACCGATCTGAGTTCTTTACTGGATAGTACCGGCAAGGATGTGCTGATCGATCTAGTAGGTAGTGAGCAGGTCCGGGAAGACCGGATTGCGGCCCTGATGCTGCAACTGCTCAACGACCCGGCCTTGCGTCCTCACCGTCATTTCTTCGAAAAGGCTGCTGACGATCTGGGTTATTACATGATCCACGGCGCCCGTCGTGCCGACGGTGTACCGTTGCTGAATGCCCACAACATTGCGGTGATGGATGGCTTGAAAACCGCAGGGACTTTGAAGGGAGAACATCTCACCAAGGCAATCACCATTATCGATGAATTGGCGACCCTTTCTTCGCTGCGCTATGTACCGACCCGGGATCGACAGATCCTGGTGGAGCTGATGCAGGACAACTGGCAGGGTTTTGAAAATATCCTGGTGCAGCACAATCTGCTCAAAGCCGAAGCCCTCAAGGAAACCTTTCATAACCAGCCGGGCAAGATGCAGAAGGGCTATATCAAACAGATCCTCAATGATCGAGTGCAGTACGAGCAGGGCACGATTCATGATCAGGCCCGCTTTACCCGCATGGGTTACACCATGGAGCAATCGCCCATTCAGAGGGATCCAAACGATCTGGTTAAAGAAGATATCTATATGTTCAAGTCGCTGACCGGAACGATCAATCCGCTTCAGTCGGGGATTACCTCGCTGACCACCAATACCAAGAAGGGTTCGGATGCTCTTCGTGTCCAGGAACAGATCGGTAATTTTATCACGGCGCCGGCTAAGGCTGAACAGAACGAGAAGCATTTGATGGCTACTGTGCAGGCCACGCTGGAGAAGATGTACAAGAGTACCCCCCGCAAGCCTTATGTTCCGACCGGGGCCAAAAATTATGTCATTCCGCACTACGACGACAAAGGTCGAATGCTGGGTACCCGTTACATGATGAACGAGCATACCAAGGATACCGTCCTGCAACAGTTCTCCGAAGTGGATGCGGTCCTTGGCGCCATGGCCAGCCAGATCGTGGACAAGAAGATGACTCCTGTAGTGAACAAGGAAGTCGTCTCCGCCTTGAAGGATTTCTACGATGCGCAGTTTGAGAAGTATCCTCTCGACTTCGTCGATATTTCTCCGACCTCGACAGATAAGGATCTGCGAGAAATCTACTTCCGGCTGCCAGACAAGATGCGCGCCCAGATCAAATCGGTCTGGGGACGCGACGGGATGATGGTCAGTCGGGATATGATCACCCTGGCTTTCGGACAGAATAAATACAGCATTACGGAAGTCTTCAGCAAGAACAGTTCCGAGCAGAAGTTGATCGGACGCTCGGTCAAAGAGGTGCTGACCTTCGCTTTAGGCTGGGATAATCCTTTCTACAAGAGTTCGTTGAATGACCTGGCGACCGACTCGGCGCAGATGCGCAAAGATAAACAAGTCGGTCGAGCTGTGGTACGAGCCAAACGAGGTGAAGAATTCCTTACCCAGTTAACCAGCCTGGCCAAGAGTAATATCGTGGTGCGTAATTTGAAAGTTATCCACGGCAACTACCTGAGCAACATCGCCTTGTTGCTCTCGCACGGGGTTCCGATCCATGAGATCCTGAAAGGTTCTCGGGAAGCGATCAACAGCGCCCTGCTCTACCAGTCGTTGCACCAGAAGTTTACTTCCGCCACCATCCAGCGAAACATCCTGGCGGCCAAGGAAAGCATCAATGCAGTGGATAAAGCCCAGCAGCTCAAAGTGCTGGATCGGAATATTGCTCGGCTGGAAGACGAATTGGCAAGGAATCCTTCCAAGGCAATGATCGAGGCAGGACTGCTGCCCTCCATTGTCGATGACGTGGATACCGTCCAGAACGAGTCGCCCTATACTTACGGGCTGGATAAGGGCCTGGATACGCTGCTGAAGAAGATGCCGGCTAAGATGGAGAAAGCCATCCGGGTCCTTTTCATGACCCAGGATACCGAAGGTTTTCGTATGATGAACAATGCGGTGAAGATGACTGACTACGTCGGGCGTTACGTCATGTACAAACACCTCACCCAGAAGAAGGGCATGGAACATCGGGATGCGGTGGCGACAGTAGTCGACAAGTTTATAAACTTTGACTTACCGACACACAAATCCATAGAATACGCCAATTCGATTGGTCTGGTCTTCTTCTCGAAGTACCAGCTCCGGGTCCTCAAGCATATCAAGAATGTCTTGCTGGATGCACCCTTTACCGCACTGTCCGTCTTTTTGCTGGGTTCGGCAACCGGAGTGGGTGATAACATCATCAACTCGATTCCCGGGGTCACCAAGGGCCTTTTCCAGAATATCGGTACGGCTGGAACCGCAGCCGCTTCCAGTGTCGGGGGCGTACTGTATATCGATCTGCTCAGCAAACTCGGTTCCGGTTTGGGCGAATAGAAAGAGAGCGTATGGCGGATATCAAAAATTACGGTGCCGAAGGCAGTCATCCTCCTGAAGTCATTTCGCAGGATGCAAACAATCGCTTTGTCACGGATGCGCAGATCGAGCAGTGGACAAATGGTACGGCCGGCCAGGGGCAGTTCATGTCCATGGTTTATCGTCGTTCGTCCACGGTGCCGGTTACCCCGGTAGGCGGTGGCTGGACCTTTCCGATTCCGGATGGCGGCACCTGGACCCATACCATTTTGCCCGGGACCGATCCGGTCTTTGCGTCATCGCGATTCTTTACCAGTGACGGGCTAGCTCCGCAACAGGACGTCTGGAGTCCGCCGGTATTGTTTGTCCGGCATGGATCGCTCGGCAGTACCGGCGAAAAGGGCGACAAAGGCGATCCCGGCTTACCCGGTTTACCGGGCGTTGCCGGTCTGAACGGATCCAATGGGGTAAATGGTAATAATGGCACTTCGATCGTTTGGCTGGGCGAAGCGGATGCCCATCCCTTGGGAGCCGAAGACGGTTTCTCTTACAAGAATACCGCGAACAAACGCAGCTATATCTTCTGGGACGGTGTCTGGTATCAGATGACCATTGATGGGATTGATGGGATTGATGGGCAAGAAGGTGTCTCGATTGTCTGGAAAGGCGATCTGGCCACCCCTCCCGCTGATCCACAAATCAACTGGGCGTACCGGGATACGGACAACCATGTGGTCTATATCTACACCGCTATGGATGCCTGGGAAGTGATGCTTCTGGATGGCAATGACGGCGTCGCAGGGGCAGCAGGGGCAAACGGCTTATCCGTCTATATCACCTATCACGATGCTGATCCCCAAGGGATCGCTCCGGTACCTCCGGATAACATCGCCGGTGACAGCAACGGCTGGCATACCAACGCCACCGCAGAAGCCGGCTGGATGAGCCAGAAGGTCGATGATGGTACCGGGATAGGCTGGGGCCTGGCTATCGCCATTCGCGGCGCCAATGGGGCGTCAGGTCCGCGTGGCAGTAATTCTTTCGTCTTTGAAGAAAGTGACGCGGGGACAACCTATATCACTCCTGCGGTAGCCGCCAGTTGGGCAGGTACGCTGACCAATGAAGCAGCCCAGGCGGTCGCCCGTGACATGATCCTATCTGGACTGACCAATGATAGCACTTTACGGCCCAACGACAAGATTACGGTAACCGATGTGAGTGCGCAGTTAGCCGGAACTCGCGTGTATCTCGGAGCAGCTACCGAGCAGTACATTACGGTACTGGCTACCCATTTCAGCGGGCTGATTACTGAAGCTATTGACGGAAATATGATTATACACGGCACCGTCGCAGTGGATGCACTTAGCACAGATATTGTCAGTGCTGGAAAAATAAATACGACCTTACTGACAGGCGCCAAATTTCAAACAGATGACGATTTTACGCCGAATGGTAAAGTCATTATTGACGGCGCAACCAATGATTTTCGTGTTTATGACGCCAGTGGTAATTTGCGTGTGCGTATGGGTAAACTAACGTAAAGGCAGGCAATGTCTTATTATATTTCCCCAGATTACTGTATAAATTGCGGCGCTTGTGTTGGTGATTGTCCGTATAATGCGATCGAAGAAGGTTCCTCATCTTATGTAATAGATGATGGACTCTGTGTTTCGTGCGGTGCGTGTCAACCCACTTGTCCCGTAGAAGCAATCTGGCCACAATATTGGGAGTCTTCTCCACCATCTGCGAGTGCAGTAAAAATGCTGGACCAGGTTACTGGACCAGCAATTCCTATCAAAAATTTGGAATACGGCTGTCTTATTTACAATACCAGTGGAGGCATTATTTGTGACGGATTTACACGAAATGTCCGGGTATCGGAAGTAATAGAAAATATTGTTGTGTACCAATGGTCCAACAGACAGCGACATTATTTGCAGATACCGTTAACAATAGAGCCGAAACTTATAATTAACATGCGATTTAGTGCATTGACCTCTACCGATTATGCGCGATTTACCGGCGCAAATTATGAAATATTTTTAGAAAACGGTTTATATACCTATTTTGAGATATGGCAGGAATGGATTGACTCAACAAAAGATACTTACCCTTCAGTTGATCCTTCGGCAGACATTACTATACTGGCTTGCGGGTAATTTATGGCAACATTTGGTTTACAAATAAAGAACCCGTCGGGAGAAATACTCATAGATTCTGAAAAGAGTTGTTTGATTCTTCATCAAACTTATGTAAGAAGTATTGCTTCAGATACTGACCACCCAACAACGCTTTCATTTTCTTTAAATAAAGTTTTTAGCGAAAAACCCCTTATTGCGGTAACTCCTGTAAATTGTGTTGCAGTAGCACAAACAGAATCCGTGTTCACCCCAGGAGTAGGTTACACTGAGGTAAAGGTAAAATTTTTATTGTATGGCCACACCAATGGAGAAACCAGTCGTCACATTTACATTTATGTTTTGAGCCAAGGAAACGACAACGCCGATAAAATAGATGATTACGGGCTTATTACTTATAGCAGTAATAACAAACTGTCTTTTGTAAGTAATGGCGAACAGCTCCAATATGTCAATAGGTATTCTGCATTACTAGAACAACACACGAAAAGAGATGTCACAATAAACAGAAATTTTGTGTCCCCGCCAGTAATTATACCGATTAATTGGGTGTGCAAAACACACGGTGATATTTATTATGACGAAAACCCTTTCATGTTAGAAGGGGGCACAGTGTACTACTCATATATTTATAATATGTATGGTATTAGGTATAATGCCGGACAGTATAATGTTGTAAGACTTATGTGCTTCGAGGGGCAGTGGAATTGGTACTCTCCTAATCGCACAAAAACGCTTACAGTAGATATATACTCGTTATCGGAATAGTTTCTTTCAACAATTCACGGAGACACTATTATGGCGTTAAAAAATATCACCACGATCCGCACCCACACCGATTTCCACGAGTACGTGGACTTCACCCAGAACAAGCTGCCGCTGGATGTCTCGGCCTGGCAGTTCAAGATCAAGGTCCTGGATGCCGAGGGTACCGAGCATCTGTCGGTGGCTAGCGTACAAGATCTGACACTGACTAATCGGGTATGGTTCAATTCGCTGCAGGCAACCCTGGCGGATCTGCCGGACAGCGGCCTAACCTGGTACCTGCTGGCGCTGGATCCAGACGGCTTTATCTCCCTGGTGAATTCGGGTGAAGTGAAGACCGAAGGCGGCGCTCTGTGGGACTAATCATAGTCCTGCATCTGCAGCCCCTGGCTACATGTGTGATTGCTTCTACGGCGCTGAGATTGGAAGCAATACAGGCGTATCCCTTTATATTGAAAGGGTCTGAGCGCGCTCTTTCCCGTTTCCTATTGGTGGAAGGAATGGGGATAAAGAGGCGCTTCATGCCGATAATGAATTTATCTGATAGTCAGCACGCCGCCTTTCTGGCAGATACCGGTGGATTTGTAATCTACGATAGCGACGGCAATCCTATTTACGCCCGTTGGTAAGGAGCTCTATGAAAACGGTTTCAGATTACCCCAATATCGTACCAGACACAGAAACCGAGTACCTGGTCGAACAGCCGGGTGGATCCACCGGCAATGTCTCGCAGGCAGAACTGGATAAACGCTACACACCAGTCAATCACACCGAGACTTACGAACACGATAACCTGCCGACTGACGACGAAAAGGCGGCGTTCCCCGTTACTGCGAGTGCGGATAATCCGTTGGTGGTCGACAACGACAGCCGTCTATCCAACAGCCGTACACCGTTGTCTCATGCGGCCAGTCACGCCAGCGGACAGAGCGACGCGCTAACCCCCGCCGCCATCGGCGCCGAAGCAGCCAACAGCAATATCCAGACTCACGTTGCTTCGGCCCATGCTCCGGCTAATGCCCAGAAGAATTCTGACATCCTCCAAAGCGAAATCGAGGCCAAACTGACCGGGACCGTCAGTAGCCATGATCATGCCGCAACCTACTACACGAAAGACACCCTCGACACCAAACTGAACCTGATGACCGAAGCCGCGTTTGAAGCACTGGCTGCCAACCGCAGGAGTCAGTATGCGGGCAGTGGGTTTGTGGAGTGGGGAGGTAATTCCCCCACTGCTGATCAAAATGTAAACCAAGGTCTAAATGCTGTAGGTACTGCAGGAGGTTCACTATACGCAAATATATTTTATTTAGGCTTTGAGGGGACCAAACCTAGAATCTGCACAAATGGGTATAGATCTTTACTCAGTGGGATACAAAGACAAGACGGCGCATTTTTTGCTGACCGGGTTATGACGTGGCTGCCTCCCGCCCCTGCCACCGCAGACCTCCTTGACCGTCAGGATCTGGTCTTCCTCGAAGTGTGGCATGAAGACATCAGCGAGAAGGACTTTGTCTACCCGTACGGCAACGTACAGTTCGGAGCCACTTCCTACACTCCCCCAGGTGGCACAGGCATCTCCTGCGTTAACGGGGCGTTCACTGGTTTTGGTACCTATAGTCTCTTCGGTAACTGGCAAGCCTCTTCTGCTTTGATCGGTAAGGGCATCAAATGGTCAACCATGACCGAAGCACAGAAGCGGGCCTTTGCTGCCGACCCAGAGAATAACCTCTATTACACGGCTGATAATAAGATTGTGCAGGTGCGGTATCGAGTCAGAGTGGTGGAAGGGCTGGGGAGTTCTTGGTCGAACACTACGGCTTCTGCTAAACACTATAACAGAAATAAATATGGCCTTGCCTATAGTGTGCCAACTGCATGGGCGGCGGCAAAAGGCAAGGCAACAAGTATTTCTGCCGATTTGGGAGAAGAGAATCAAGCCTATTGGACTGACTACAACCTTTACAATACTGCGGTGGTTAACCGGGTACAAGACCCTACGGTTTTCTATGCGAGGGAGCTAAACAAAGCCCACAAAGGACTCTGCTTCGCTATCCCTATCGCTCTCGTGCAGAGGAGAAACCAAGGTGCGTATCACCCCGTTTTTAATCCGAATGGGTCAGCCTGTTTCTGGAGTTTCGGTTCTACTGATATTACCAACGGTTCCGCAAACTTCTATGACGCGGTTCATGTGTCTGGTGCAAGTGGAGGCATGAAATCACATCCGGCATCTGTAGCCGATTGTTTTGACTTCAGCTCTACCATGAGTGAAAGCATAAGTACAGCAGGACTTGTAAGAAAGACTTCGGGGGCTATTGGAGATACTACAAGGGGCCGTCCTGATTCCTTATCTTACGATGAAATAAACGAACGTGATGTTCTCGACCTCAGAAACTCGGCGCATCGGGCAGAGGACTTTAAGAGACTCTTGGAGAAGGAGTTCGCTCGGACTGTTGCGGGAACGATGCGCGGTTGGGAGCGGGATCAAAGCGGGATCGTTAACTTAGGCAACGACTTCTCGGTGCGGTTTAGGTATAGTGCGCCATTTACTTACTCTACCACGAATTATCACGTATCCGGATGGCCTTCTACTTTATATAAAGGTGCGCTACGGCCAATATGTTTAACAGACTCGTTGGGGACTGATGTTGCTGTTATAGTCCCGCTGTATAACGGCATTAATGGCCTATCTTTGAAATCGGTCTACTGGCTGAGCGACGGGGCGGAGTTCGCCGGCACAGAAAGCTTTTGTAGCCAGCTTGAGAGCAGACTTGCTCTTACCACCTTTTACGATGACGGGCTGAACTACAGAAGCTATAACGAATTAAGAGTTCTTGGATCTAGCGACTCTGCGTTTTCATCCAAAACCCTCCTCCACTGCGACATCATCGGCGACCCAGCGAATTATCCTCAATCCTGGAAGGACAATGGTATCGCCGGAACGCCTCTGCTGGTGGGAGAGAATGGCGAGAACCTGATTCCTGATGGGACGAGTAAGACATGGAAGGCCAGTCGTAAGGTTCTAGGGACAACCACTAAGCTCATCCTCGAATCAGCCGACAGCGGGGCAACGTGGAGTGTACTTACGGCCAAGACTATGGATGCCACAAATAACATTGCAGGGCCTGGAGCTATCGCTCTTGGGGTTATCAGGTTGACCTTCTACCTCACCGAAGCCTCCCCGATGACCCTCGCAACGAATGCCGAAGTGGTGAGCTTGGGGGATGTGTGGGCGGGGAATGCGGCGTCAGGGGTACAAGGCGTTGGGCTTATTTCCGATATTATTGGAAAAATTCCTACGGCATCAATAAGCCCGTATCTGCATATTATGAATGTACCCCTTACTAGAATGAGTTTGTTTGAGGGCGTTCTATCCCCAGCAGCGGGGCATCCAGTACTACACGGCATCATAGACTTAACAGTAGCACCAACTCCAGCAGCCAAAGTCCTCCCCTACCTCACCCGCGCTAACGGCAAAGCCTATCTTCAGTTGCTCTACAAGGAGATGAAACACAACGGAACTTCGTGGGGAGATGATGCGAAATTTTCAGTTATTGACCAAGAAGGAGCAACAACCGATCTTAACGGAAACACTATAAAGATTGGCCAGAAGCGTATAGACTTGCCCTATTTTATAGGGGATTCCGAATGATATTAACCGAGTATATTTCTGTACAAATAAACGGATCTGCCCTCAACTATTGGCGGAATAAAGTATCCACTATAAAAGTTGGAGAAATTATTCGAGTACCTCCGTCAGAACTCCCAGCGGGAAGTCGAGCTAGGGTAATAGCAAGATGCGACCTATGCGGTATCGAGAGAGAAATTAACTACAGGGATTACCGCCCCAACTGCCCGTCGTGCGCGAGGAAAGGCAAGAAACGCCCGAACCTAAACATGAAAAAGGAAAATCATCCCAGGTGGTCTGGTGGATGGCAAAACAAGTATAAGTGTAAATCGTGTGGAAAAAACGTCAGCCATGGAAAAGAATACTGCGTAGGATGCCACCGTAAATTATTTAATTCCGGGGTAAATAACCCCAGATACAACAACGAGTTGACTGATAATGACAGGGCAGATAGACGAAAGGACAGAAACTATATTGATTGGGCTAAGAGCGTAAAGACTTTTGGTAGATACCGGTGTCAGGTGTGTGGCTACACTGGAAATCGTCTTGTCTCCCATCACCTTGAGTCCTGGAAAGAAAACATGGAAAGGTAATGGGCACTCAGCCGGTTTATTTAGGGAGGATCTGAGTATGAAGTTGAAAACTGTGTTTACTATTGCTTTTCTATTGGCCGCTCTTGGGCTTCACACCCTATGCTACGCAGGACCAACACTAAACAGTCTAGAACTCTCTGCAACTATGGCTCCACCACATAATGAGCCTGTTGTCGGAGATAGGGTTGCGCGGTATCGAGCAGAACTTACTACAGATGTTCGGTGGGGTTGTTTACAATGGGAACCTAAACTTACTGCTTGGGGTGTTAATCAGTGGAGATCTACAGCGGATATAGGCAACGGCTCAGATGCCTGGGAAAACTCGGATTATTCGATCGAGAAATGGCGAGTATCGCACACCCAGAACCTGTCGTTATGGTTGACCGATTACGCGGCCCTCACTACGGAATATTACATGCCCTTGGATAGAAAATCCTGGGGAGGGCACGGACTGGAGCGGCATTACTATTGGTTGGTAGGATTTAAACTGAAATTAAAATAGATGGGAATTACTGGCAGAAAAGAAGCCCCCTTATCCAGGGGGCTTTTGTTTTGGAAGGTTAAATACGGCCTTCATCAGGCCAACCACAATTTTCGCAATACGTATCAATCGTGCCGTCTCCTGGATTATTATGAACCAGGGAGTCTTGGCACACCGGACAAATACTTATTAACGCAGCGGGTATATCCATGCCGCAGCAGTCGCGGAGAAACTTGAGCGACATAGCGGCCACCTGAATGGCTTCCTTGTTCAGGGCTTTTTGGTCGAAACTGCGGCGCATGATTTCACGCTCCAGTTCGGCCAGTTCGCATTTGATGGTATGCAGTCCTTCGACGGCTTCCGCCATCGGCGGGTATTTCTGATCGGCAGCGATCAGCTCATTCAACACCTTCTGAATCGTCGTGTTGGGCATGGTCCTCCTTCACCAAATTGGCGTCGTGAATTAAAGCATAAATAAGGTAGCCTACGCCAAATAAGGCAAAAATTCCTGCAACAATAACAAAGAAGATAGTAATAAAAGGTAGTGCTGCCAGGAATCCGCAGATGCCCAGCAGCACGACCAGGGTGATAATCACGTGCCATACGACACGCATGGATTAGTTACCGAAGAGGGGGCGATCGTCGTCCAGTTCTTCTTCCTCTTTGATGACCGGAGAAGTTACGTCAAAGGGCGGTTCTTCCTTTACTGGCTCGGCAGCCGGAGCACCGAAGACATTGCCGAATACGTTCTCGACTTCCTGTGCAGGCGCAGGAGCTTCGGTAACGGGTTGGGCAGGCATAACCTCCCGAGCAGCCTTGGCGTCCTCGTACAGAGCCACCAGGGTCGCGGTACGAGCCTTGGGAAGATAGACAATGCCCATCTTATCCAAAGACGCTTTGATGGCTTCACGATCGGGATCGTTGTCCTCGGTACCCGCTGCAGTTGTGGAAGCAGCTTCCACGATTTGACCGAATACAGGAGCAGCCTCTTGCGACATTACCGGGGCAGCAACGAGGGCTTGGGTAGCCCCTCCGGAGATGTCGATGGCTGCGGTCAATTCTTTGCCGGCAATCAGCGTTACCGCGATATTCTTGTCGGCGATACAGATCCCTTGGCCGCTGACAAAGGCAACCAGGGCCTGTTCAATTTCTTTCTGATCCAGAGTAATTTTCACGGTGGTTACTTCCTTTCTAGTTCGGTTGTTTGGTTGAATGGAAGGTATCCACGAGGCCAACTGCAATACAGTCAGCCCCGTGGATACCCGTTTGGACAATAACCAGGGAAGAACCCTGACCAATAAATTAACCAAACAACGGTGCTTTGTCGGCAGCGGCTCCGGAAGCTGCCGGTGCGCCTTTCAGACCGGCGTTCTTCACTTCGGAAGACTGGTCATCGACCTGATCTTTCCACTTCTCCAGCCACTTGTCTTTAAAGTCGGCCGGAATGTTGTTCTGCAGTTCGGAGACGGTGCGACGGTCGGCAGCGTTGAGGAACTTGTCCACCACGTTGCTGTCCCGGGTTTGACCGGTGGCTTCGTATTCACCGGTCTGGGTGTTCTTGGAATTCTTGTCTTCGATGCGGTGCAACACGCATCCGCAAACGCCCTTGTTGACCAGCTCGATGAACATATCGACTTCGGTCGGCTTGTCGGCCTTGGCGTCATAGTCGTAGAGCTTGATGGTGCGCTTCTCGTTGGCGCACTGGGTAATACCCTTCTTGGCTACCAATTGCGCCAGAGAATTGATCAGCGAGAAACCCGGCAGATCGAAGCGTTCCACGGTACCGTTGTCCTGCTTCTTTTCGTAGTAGGTCTTGTTGCCTTTGGCGTCCCCGGAAGCAACGTATTCGGTAATACGAAATTCGCGTTCCTTGTGTTCGCCATCAGCCACCTGGAACAGGACATGGACGCCCAGAGCACCACTCTTGGCTTTCTGGGCAAAGGCATGCTTAATGATCAGGTTATAGATGCCCGAAGGCAGAGGTACCTGACGCGAGCCGCGTACGGTGTCTTTTTCCGGTGCGGTGGTAGCCGAACTGTCGATATTATCAAATACTCCCATGGTGGTTCTCTCCTTGTTGGGCCTGGTTATCAGGCTCGATAGTATTGATGCAGCCTGTCCATCAAGAGCTGCGCGTCGTTGTCGATAAAAGTTTCCTGCACGGTCCAGAGACCCATGGAACTGCGAATCCGCGAATTCACGGTGTCCGCGGTAATGCGGGTTTGGAAAACATGCTTGTAGCCGACCATTTCTTCTTCAGGGGTGATGTTCAGCAACGGATTCTTGTAAGGCTCCAGTTCCCGCAGACTCATCTTCCGGGCGGTGACCACGCAACTGAAGAAGCTCTCCACGCCGTTGTTCTTCAACGCTCCTTTGATCGGGATCTTGCTTTCCATGCACTGGGCACTCTCGTTCAGAATGTCCATGACATGGGCGGTGAAGATAACATTTTTCGTGGATTTAGCCACGTACTGTTGCATGAGGTTTTTCATAAACTGCTGGTAGGCGCCCCACTGCGCCATGGTATCCTTGGCTCCCAGAACGTGGACACTCTCGAACATATCCATCAGGTAGGTCAAGGTATCGATGACGATAGTGTGGGCACCCGACATCTTCTCCGCCTGGTCAAAGGCAGCGTAGATCTGGTACGGATCGGTGATGACGCATTTTTTGAATTTGTCCTGGAAGGGGAGCTTTTTCCCGCTTTCGCAATTGCAGTACAGGACGCCTTCGGGATTTTTCAGATTGCGCAGCGAAGCGGATTTACCGCCACCACTGACGCCGCCAATCAGGACCAGATGATCGTTGGTTGTTACAGGGGGTGGACTCATGTGTCCTCCTTTCGGTGATAAGGTTTCTTTCCAAAGAAGCTGCCGGAGGCAGCCCGATCAAGTACCTCCGGCCTGGTAATACTTCTTGGATACCGTTTTACGGATGGTCTGTTCGATCTCCTCGTTACTGAGGGGATTGTCCAGTTTCCGATTGAGGGCTTCGACTTTCATATCGATATCCACCAAGTTGTAGCCCGAATCGACCAGCATCAGGGCATAGCGCAACAATTGGTTGTTACGATTACCGTCCCCTGAGTTCGACATAAACCAACGCTCGATACCGTCCATATCCTGGAATTGCTGGAGTCTCGCTTGTCGCTCATCATTCTTGCTGGTGCGGGGAATAAAAAGTAGGGCATCCAACACTGTGCCATCGTTGACATGGATCTCTGTCCCTTCTGTAGTGGCCCACTTCCGGGCACGCTGGCCGGTATCGGTGTCGCAGTTGAACGGCAGCCATTCGTAGATATTCCGCATGAACTCCTTGAAGTCCATTTCGTTCAATTTCAGAATGTAGTTGATCGGCAAGAGCACTCGGAAACGGTGTTCCTGCGGCGTATGCCGTTTGGTGGTGTGCATAATGTACGTGTAGTCTTTCAGCAGGGCTTTGACCGTATCGATCTTTACCCCGCCATCCACATCCAGCACCACCAGATTGAAGCCATCGACCATGTTCTCTTCGGCTCTGCGTCCATTGGCCGAATGATGGCTGCACCAATGGTGGTCCTTCATCTTGACCAGTTCGGGAATCTTGCTGAAGGGGGCTTGGACGTTCTTGTAGCCGACCGCGATATCGGAGCTGTGGGACAGGTAGATTTCGTTCAGATCGCTTTTCCGCAGGGTTTCCCCGGTAATGAATTCGATGTTGCTTTCAAATTTCCGTTTGATTATTACCGAATTCTTATAGCCCCAGGCGATAGCCAGTTGCATCATGTCCTGTTTCTGTGCGACCGCTCCCTTGTAGAAAGGCAGGCTTTCGTTCAGATCGACATGGGTCACTTCCCGGTTAATGCTGGCAATATATTTCGCCAGTTTCACGTAATTCTTGTCCTGGTTCATCATCCGGGTGAAGGCTTTACCCGACTCTTCCGCCATGGCGATGGCGTAGTAAAGATTGTCTTCAGTAATCTCGCCGTGTCCGTCGATGAAAGCGAAAGTGCCGGCCAATTTGAGGGCTTTGAAATAGCGGTGGCAGATCTCTGCTTTACGCATTTCTTCGTGATCGCCCAGAGTATCGGCCAGATTCTCGCAGTAGAGCTTGTAATCGATCAAAGACAGACTGACGTCTTTGGAGATGAGGATCTCCTTGCCGTAGTTGACATCGCCGGCCAGTATGGCAAAGCGATTGGACAGCGACTCGATGAGCTGTGCCGAATGGGTACTGGTCATCAGATCGAAGACGTCCTTGGCGGACAGCGTCTTGTTGCGGCTGGTTCCCTGGGCGTAGCCAAAGAAGCAACGACGGCCATAGCCGGTATTGATAAAGGTCCAGAATTCGTCTTCGGTCTTGGCGCCGTCAAACAGTTTGGCCGGCGTACCGAAGAGCATCAGGTTGGTTGGCGTTTTCCCTTCGATCTCTTCCGAGCGGGTGTTCTCCTTGGTGTTCTTGGTCAGCTTCTGTTTGACCTTGCCGACGTCGAACAGTTCAAGGAAGGTACTGAGCACATCCACGTTGCCGAGCAGATTGGAGCCGATCTCGTCGATCTCCAGGTTCATGGCGCCGATGCCGGCCATAAGCAGTTTGTGGCGCATCTGCTTGACTGCAGCCGTCGTACCCGAGTCGAAGGAGAAAGCCATCTTGCCGAGGCTTTCATATTCCTTCTTCACGTCTTCGTACATGGCGTCGAAGTCGATCATCGGGGTGGAGAGGCTGGGGTTGGAGTTATAAATATTGGTGCGTCGTACCGACAACGCCCGCAGATTGTTTTCGGCGATCTTTGGTAGAGTCTGCTCGAAGAACACGTTGCGGAATTTGTCGATAATCTGGTCTTCGAGGATATTAGTGCTGAAGCCCTTCGTTATATTCAAAGTGGGTCGTTAATCCACTCCCGCCGTAAACACGGCTGCTGCAACTCTCATTGCAGACTAGACTATATCTTAGAGTCTTGTTTTGCACTTAATGCACCCATTTTGGGAATACGTTTCCAGATAATGCTGTTCTCTTGTGACTTCGTTCCCACAAGAACATCGAACATGAAAGTATTTTTTATTTTTCCGGTATTCAGCAAAACGAAGAACAGTCCAATTGTTGATTTTAGATCCCACCAACTTAGCTATTTTTTCGTCTGCCCGTATGCCGGAAATACCTCTTGTTCGTCCACCATTTGATTGTGCTGTGTACAATCTGCCCTGTTCTTGAGCGTGTATCATATTTTCGGAATGGGTTACCCATTCCAAATTATCAGCACAATTGTTGGATGGATCATTATCTTTATGGTTTATGCAGGGACAGTTGTTTGGATTGTTTACAAATGCTTTACCAACCAACCGGTGAACAAGAAATCTTTTCGTTTTATGATTCTTGCTCAATGTAACCCTGGCATATCCTTTTGGGCCTTTATCAGGTGTTAACTGTTTTTCTGGGTAAAACTGCTCTCGTCCTTTTTTGTTAATAACACGGCGAGATAGTGCCTTAATTTCCCCCATACTGCCTACCTGATAAAATCCTTCGTACCCTTCGATGTCTTTGTACATAAGTGCTCCTTTACCATAGATTTTGCCTAACTTAGCACATCTTATGGTAAAGGACAATACCCTGTTCCCATTTCGAACTCACTTGAGTTCTACGCCTCTCGGCTAGTCGTTGAACCTTCACCTACACGGTGCTTGGCTGCTGATTGCCCAATCTAATTGATTTTTAAACATTCACGTTTACCGTTTCCAGTTGCGTTGTAGTTCAATTAGCTCTAAGGGGTTTCCAGCAATTAGAGAACTTTTCCTTATGCTCTCGCAAGCATAGGCGGCTAAAATTAACCGATCCCGGAGATACCCAGATTGATGCCGTAGAAGTTGATCGGGATATTGCCCCGGTCCAGGGTCTTCACCTGGACGCGCATGGTGGCCGCCATTTTCGAAAGATAATAGCAGACCATCATGCGAAAGAATTGCGGATTGGTGTTCTGCGTCCGTTCACAAAGGATTTCCACCATCTGTTCAGCGATGGGATGGAATTTTAACTGGTCGAGGTCCCGCATGGCTACCCTCCTTGGGTAAAGGTCTGACGCTTGAGTTCAAGCATTTCAATAATCAGTTGTTGGAAGATCGGTTGCAAGGTTTCGCAGATGGCTTCGGTATGCTGGTTGAGCGCATCCAGGGATTCCTGCTCTTCTGGTGGAAGTTCTTGGTTGGAAATAAACCGGGCGCCAATTTGCATTTCCAGATTGAGTTTACAATTCATATCAAATCTCCATATCCAGCAGGCCGTCAATGACCAGTTGTTTGGCTTGAGAACAGATGCCGGCAGCGGCGCAATAAAGGCAGGCTTTGACCTTGCCGGTAATGATGTCGATCACGCCGACCGAGCCGTCCTTCATCAGGTGGGCCTGAGCTTCGGCGAAGTTGTCGTAGTTGCGGGTGGACCGCTTCTTGTCATTGGGATTTTTGTAATACTTGTAGACGGTATCGTCCTGCCACAGCTCTTCTTTGGTACAGAGTGGCAGAGCACCTTCATCTTTGCCTAGATTGGCTTTCAGTTCCTTCACCTTGGCGGTCACCCAGGCTTCGGTTTCTTCCAGCGGCATCAGGGTGAAAGGTACGGTCATCATACGGAATTCAGGATAACCCAGATGCTTCTCGATCATCGACTTCAGTTTGTTCCAGTCGGTGAAGGTATAGTTGATCAGCATCCGGTCACTGGTGATAATCTGTGGATTAAGCCAGCGATAGATGGAACCTTGCAGACGGTACTTCTCGTCGTTGGATTTCTTCATGTAGGTGAAGACGCCCGTCGTCTTGTGGTCTTCCAGTTCGCCGTCGCCGACGAAGTCAAACTTGCCGGTAATGATGATTCCTTCGACTTCCTTTTCCGAACGGATCTCCATGTAGACGGGGATCGCTTTCGGCGGCAGGGGTTGGGCATTGGGGTCCTTGACCAGTTTGCCGGCAACTTCGCTATAGCCGGGGTTGATGATCACCCGATCGATGACTCGCTGAGGATAGCCCAGTTTACGCAGGGCTTTGATATGGTTACCGTTGGACCAGGCTTTCTCCACCGCATCATGGACGGCGGTACCGAAAGAGGAGGCCACCAGTTGGCTGATATCCATGACCGTGGTCTTGACTACCGCCCGCTGGGAGAGGATAGCTTGACGGGCCGATTTGAGTAGTCCAGTGGCGGATATGGCATTGGATCGTGGATCGTAATCGTAGTCGTCGTGAACGAGGAAAACAGCAGTGGACAGGCCGATTTTATTGTTGTTGGTAAATTTCACAGTTCCTCCTTAAGAAACGCGTTATGGAAATACATGGGACGAAAATCCCCGACTCGAAGAACAAGTCGGGGAGATTCACAAAAATAGCCGGAGGCTATGTTGCTTAGGGTTTGGAGTATACTTCGATTTCTACCCGGGGATTGCTCCGGTCGATATCGCCGAATTTGTAGCCCGTTTCCACGTAAAAGCGGTAGTCGTCACCGGGCATCTTGCCGCATTCCACGACGGCATCCATAAAGAATTTGTCGTGGACCGAGCAGACATTTGGCGTATCAGTGATTCGCCGGGTACCGGGGAAGAAGACGAACCGTACCGCTACTTTATGCAAATCGGGAAGTCGCATTATCTGCGGCGTCATGGCCTCTTTGTAAAGCTGTTTAGCCTGATTCAGGATATGAAAATTGGTATTACGGTAGTTGTTCAGATTGAGGATGAAAGCCCTATCGGTTTTGGTTTTACGCGGCAAATACACCGTGAGGGGCGAATGGAGTTTCGCAACCAGTTGCATTCACTCTCCTTATGGCAGTTTGCATACAGAATAAATAGCAGTTTTCGTCATGCGGTTCTTAAGCGTAGTTGCGTGTGCCCAGTCGGGATAATAAATATCCAGCTCGGCTCCAACCTTCACCGTGGGATGGCGCAACTCTACTAAACCGTCCCATTCCATACAAGCAATTAAATTCTCATTGACCCAGTGGGTGATGGCGACAGTGTTGCGCCAGATAACGTAAATCGCATCGTGGATCTGGCCGCAAAGCAAGATATCATACCGATAGGGCGAAGCCCAGACCCTTTCGCGGAATTCATTGGCCGCCCGGGAATTGAGCATCCCGTAGGATTGGCCGAGCATATTGCCGGCTGTACGGCCTTCTGCGGCAGCTTTGTAATGGAGCTTACCTGGGCCATTCATTTTCAGCAGCGGCGTTCTGAGCCGCAAGCCAAAGGCACCAGTGACGTAGCCATCGACGCAGGCTTGCTGCAGCCGATCGGCCACCCATTGATCCGAAACTTTATACAGTTCGTGATAATTGGTTTCGATCTTTTCGGCCTCCTCCATGCCCAGACCCAGACTGTTCATCAGGCCGTGTTTTGTGCCCTGGTAGGTGAGCAGGAAAGTAGGCTCCTTGGATCGCTGGCGCAGTTTCGGGTAGAGCTTGGCGATGCTGTTAATGGAAGTAACGGTTTCAACGATATCGGGCATTTGATCCTTGAAATAGGAATAAGCCCGCAGACAGTGACCATCAAATCCGTCCAGGTAAACTTTCATCTTGTTGGGATCCCGGGTGGTTAACGCCGAGATCATGTCTTCGAGGGAATTGAAGTCGGCCCCGCCGAACAGCCAGCCAATGGTGCAGCCAAAACACTCCTTGATTAGATCGGCCCAAGTGGATTTACTTGGAATGTTGGTCAGGTTCGGTTCTGAACTGGATAGACGGCCTGAAACCGTTCCGCCCAGGTTAAAATTGCCATACAGGCGCCAGCTTCCGTCCGGCAGTTGTACCGAATTGTTTTCAAAAGCGGGGATAAAGGAAGAGAGAATCTTTTCTACCTGGGACAAATCAATCAGAGCATTGATGATCTCCAGGTACTCCGGTTTGGTCGTGTGGTTCAGGAGCTTCTTCAGCGTCTTGATACCAACGGCCGGCTGATTGGTATCGGTCAAATCCAGGATCGGCAGTTTGAGATAATCAAAGAGAAACTCTGCGACCTGCTGGTTGCTGCCTGGATTGAACTGCAGGCGTTCGATTCTTGGGTCATCCAGGGTAAAGACTTTTTTCTTAGCGGCTTCGGTAAACTCCACCACTTTGCGGGCTTTGACATCAAGCTGGAATTCCTGGAGTAACTGAGACTTATTCAGGATTGTCAGATGCTCTTGTTGCAGCCGAGTCAGGGTGCGTTTGGCTTCGGCCACCTTGTGCGGCAGGATCGGCATCCCGACCAGTTCGGTTTGCAGCAGAGTGATCACTGATGGTTTGAACAATTCCTCATAGATTGCCAACTGATCGTCGGCGACCATCTTAGGGAAATACTTCTCGTGAACGAACCAGGTCGCCAAGGTATCGCGTAAGTTATAATCAAGGAGAGCTGGCGTATCTATTTTAGCCGTGACATTCATTACAGTACCTCATTCATCATAAAACCGCTTAGTCGGTTATCTACTATATAGGTATCTCTTGCTATAGCAGCCGCCAGATCGGTATCATAATACCCCAAATGTAAGCGCCTTTTATTCACATTAATATAGGAGGCCCATTTATTATTATTTATATAAAAACATACACCAATAAATTTAGTAAAATTCTTCCGTTGGAGGAGTGTCCGTTTATTTCTGTTTTGTATTGTTCTTGATACCCATCTGCAATTTGTAGGTTCATAATCTCCGTCATTATTTTTACGATCTATTGTAAAATCATCGGCATAACCATTAGTTACTGCCCAAGAGTAAAAGTTAAGAAAATTTTCCCATTCAGGACATAAATTTATACCTCTACCACCATAGTATTTATATTGTGTTAATTTAGGATTGGTGCATCGTTGTTTAATATTCCTCCAAATACTATATAACCTATTACCTTGTTTGCCGTGATTTCGAGTACAACCACAACTTTTTACAGATTTTGTAGCATTTTTTAAACTGGCTGGTTTAACGGCGAACTCTTTACCGCAGGCGCATCGTACAAATACTCGACGAGGTTTATTCGGAATTAAGGCAATATCCGCAATTACCGATAATAATCCAAAATTCTGTCCTACCAGGCTTTCATACTTTTTAGGCATTATAATACCCCGTAATTTCCCATATACTCTGCTGATAGACTTTTTAAGCCAAGTTCGTTGGAAACTGCATTGTTAGTTGCCAGGTAAGCAATTATTTTTGTGTCATCAAAAGATTTAGTCATTATTTTTATTCCCTCGATCATCCCCACAATATCCTGTAAGTCATTCATCCATAGTTCGTGTACTAAAACCTTCCCGTCATAGCCTAAATTGTGCCATATAAGTTTGCCTGAATATAACGTAAAAAACTCTTTTAGCATTTTACGGACAGCCTTACAAGCTTTTTCTGTGTTATCCCTATCGATACAGAAGGCGATACCGTTGTGCCTATCCCAAGCAAAAGCAATGGTCTCCAGACCGGCTTCCCAAAATTTCAAAGAGCGCGTTTCGATATCCACCGCTAGCACATCCTTGGTATGTAGCCATTCGAGAGCATCTTTAATTGCTTCCAAACTTTTAGGATACTTAGCAGAATTAATGACGTTGGTACCGGGTTCGGTGTAGTTACCAGCCAGATAAGGCCGGAAGTGGTCCAAGGCACGCTGCATTTCCTGTGCGGTCTTGGGATTGTATTTGGCGGCTTGATAGTTCGGCACATAGAAGACGGTGAACTCGTCCTCGTAATCTTCGATCTTGGATGGCACTGCGTAACCAAGGAAATTGGATGCCGGTTTGGTCTGTTTGGTCAGATACTTGAAGTAATTGGCATCGGCAATCAGGATGGTCTTGATGCCCATCTGTTTGACGGAAAAAAGCACATTCTTCAGATGGACCTTGGCCAGCTCGGCCGGACACTTGTTGTTGGCATCATACCAGAGATCGTAGGCGATGAATGCCCCGGGATTGGCCCCCAGCTCGTCGATGTAGGCTTTCTTGATCTTGTCCGTATCAAAGGCCGCCTCCTTGACCAAGATGGCTACCGAGGCAGCCAGGGCCGTAGAACCGTAGATTGCATGACGCATAGCAGTGACTCCTTGTTATTTCAATTTGGACCGTTTCAATGCTTTTAAAGCATCCGCCCATACGACGTCAAAACTGACGTTGTCGGGGTAATTTGCATCACCTTTTGCTTGCCATATCCAATTTTCGTGTTTTAGAGCAATTTCAGCCAATTCATGGTTTTGTTGCTGAAGTTTTACCAATTGAATGGCTTGGTGCGCAATAATGTCCAGTAATTCCTGTATGGTGGGTTTTTGCATAGCAGTTACTCCTTGTTTTTACACGTATAGAGTGCTTCCCAACATTCTTCCTTGTTACAAGCACGACAGAAAATATCAATCTTTGTTTTGCAGATCGGACAGAGTTTCTGACCGTATTCGGCGGTGATGGCTTGAAGAAGGGCATCAGCAGCTTTTATGAATTTGCTGAGCGTATCCCCTTCTTTGGCGTAGCGTCCAGCATGGCGGATGGCTCCCAG